GAAAAGGCGGTCGATACAACAGCCCAATCACCCCCTCGAAAACCCTCTTCGGGCACGACGCGCGGCAGGCGCCTCGAGCCGGATTGGCAACTTCCGGCTGACTGGCGGATGTGGGCCCGCACGAATTTCCCCGGCGCCAGCGTTGAGCAGATCGACGATCAGGCCGCACGGTTTCGGGACTACTGGATCGCAAAACCCGGCGCGCAGGCTTGCAAACTCGACTGGGAGGCCACATGGCGGAACTGGTGCCGCACGGGGCTCTCCCCGCTCGGCAACGTCCGCAAGCCCGCCAGCACCGGCGTCTGGGCAGATGGCCGCAAGCGTCTCGATCTGTCGAAAATCAAAACCTACGACTACGATCCATCGACGGAGGCCGTGCAATGACAGACGGACCTCCAACACACGTCATGCAGGCGTTTCTGGCCCCACTGCTAGCCATCTTCGGGGAGCCCGCGACGCCGGAGCCAGAGCGTACACTCGCCGAGTTCGGGCGCCATCTGCGTGGATACTCGGTCAACGAACTGTCCACGGCTGCGGACTTTCTGGCGCGCACCCACAAGGGTCCCGCACGCTGGCCCAAGCTCGCGGACTGCATCGAGGCCTGCAACGATGCCCGTGAGCGCATGCAGGTTCAGCGCAAGCCCACGGACGTTGTCGGCGAGTCCTGGCGCCAGAGAGCCAACGCGGCCGAACGCGCGATGATTGAAAGCGAGATGGGGCAGGAGGCTGCCCGTGACGGGTGGGCCAACGGCCTGAGGGACTTTTTGATGGCCAAGCGGCGCTTCCCGTACGAGCACGAAATCCACGAGATCAAGCGCACAGCGCACTTCGTCGATCGCTGTGCCGCTGGCACCGTCGATATGGGCCTGTTGCATAAAAGTCTGCTCGTGCTCGTTGGAAAATTCGCGGCGCGCAGAGATGCCGTTGCGGAGCGCGTTAGGAATGGTGAGTTGCTTGATCCAGAGATAGGAGGGGGCAAATGAAGCCCAATACATGCGGGTCGTGCGGGTTTGTTCGATCGCTGATCTGCCGCAATCCAAAATCCCCGCGTTGTGATCAGCCAGTCAATAAAACAACCGTCGCGTGCGACAAATTCCAGAGGATGGGAAAATGAACATCGATTTGCCAGCCACGGTGCGTCAATACGCCAATGCCACCGGAGTCCATCCGACCACTGTGTACCGCTCCATCAAGGCTGGAGCAATTGAAGTCGATGCCGAGCTGTCCACGAAGGCTGGACGAAAAATGATCGTGGCTGGCGACCTACTCTGGGATATCGGGCGGTGGAAGCGTGAGATTGGGCCGCATATTGCGCACATAAAACCACACCTCCTCGGATGGACTGCTGATGGGGCCCTGCAAATTCTTAGTGGAACGAGCATTATAGAGATCCCACGCGGGTACGGTGAGCGCGACCTGATCTCTGCGGTCAAAGCCATTCCGCGATGAAGATAGTCGCTTCAAGGGATTGATTACGACTTTGTGAGAAAATAGAATGAGCCAGCGCATCAGCGGGTACGCACGTCAAGAGCACGATTCATACGAGACACCGGAATGGGTCACTCGTGCTCTCGTACCGCATATCGATACACCTCTCATGTCGCTGCGGGTGTGGGAACCAGCGTGTGGCACGAGAAAAATGGTTCGCGCTTTGGAGTCGGCAGGTGTCGCCGTGACTTGTGCAACCGACATCGTCGATGGGGTGGATTTTCTTGGCACGAACCATGTTTCAAAGAATGAAAATGCGATCATTACAAACCCTCCATACGAGCTAGCAACGGAGTTTTGTGAGCGCGCCTTGTCAATCGTAGAAGCAAGGCGCGGCGACAGTGGCTTGGTCGCCATGTTGCTGCGTACCGATTTCGACCATGCAAAGAGCCGCGCCCACCTGTTTCGTGATTGCCCGTCGTTTGCGAAAAAGATTGTCATCATGAAGCGCATTTGCTGGTTTGTTGAGGCAAACGGAAAGCCAAAAGCGAGTCCGAGTTATAATCATGCCTGGTATGTGTGGGACACTTCTCATAACGGTCCACCGACGATTGGATACGGCCCATGATCCCTATGACCGCTCTTCTTCTTGCTCGCGCATTGGAGGCCGCTGCTATGCCGCTCAAACCTAGGTCAAAGCCCCAGGGCATCCCCATCGGCTCAACCCACAAGCTCAACCCGAAGACGGGGATACTGGAGCCTGTCGCGAAGCGAAAGCCGCTGCCGCAGATGATCGCGGCCAAGAAAAAACGCCGCTGGAGGGCCGCCAAGTGAACGAGATCAGCGCTGACGACGTAATCGAATGCGCGTGCGGCTCGACGTCGTTTAATGTGCGCCGCGACGGCCTGCTCGAATGCGTCGAGTGTCGGCATCCTGTCGAGGATATGATGGCATACCAGGCCGATGTCCGGGGCTTCTTGGTCGAGCTCGGCGTGATGATCGCAGATGGTGACGTGTCTATCCACTGATGTGCGCGTCAGCCCCGAAAGCATACGATGAGCATTGCCTACGCCTACCGCACGCGCTCCAATCTGGAGCACCGCGCCGCCAGTGAGATCCGCCGCGCCGGCATCAAGGCCTATGTCCCACGCGATCGGGGCGGGGCGCGCTCGCCTTTTACAGGCAAGCATCCCACTCCCAGCGTGGGCTGGGTGTTCTCGGCGGAGCCCTATCATCCCGCACATGGCAGGCAGTGGTGCATTCCGATCGGCCCCGTCTCCAAGGCGGAGATTGCCGGTCTATATCTCGAGCTTCCCAAGCGCGGGCCAAAGCCTCGTCCATTCGCGCCAGGCGACCGGGTGACGATCAAGGTCGGTCCATTCGCGCAGCTGACCGGCACCGTCGTAAAGGACCGAGGCCGCATATACATCGTGGAGATACCGTTGTTTAATAGTACCACCCAGGCTGCGATTCACGAGGATCATCTCCGCGCGGCTTGAAATTGTGCACGAATTGAGGCATGCGTCGGCCAGGACGAGCGCCGGTCATGCGTGGGCGCCCCGGCGGATGAGTATCATTCGCACCCCGTCCATTATTGCGCCCTGCGCGCCACCTCATGCACACCACGCCCCTCGAGATCGCACGCGCGATCAGATCACGCATCACCGTGCTGCGTCTCCAGCGGAGACTGATTCCATGCACAATATCCAGGCCATGGCCCGCTGCGCCCGCATCATCGGCGCCGTGCTCACCATCGTCACTGTCGGCATCACGGCCCGGTTCGGGTGGCTCCAGGGCGAGGATGCGGTCACCTCGTTCTGCTACGCGATTGGGCTCGGCTCGGCCTCGTTTCTGGTCGGCTACGGCCTCGTGTTCGCTTGGGCCGCATACAAGCTCCAACTGCCGCGCATCATCGTCGCGAGCGCCGTCTTCGTGTTTTTTGCCGCGGTCGGCGTCGAGTTGATGAGCCACCTCGGCGCTACCGCCTCAGCCCGCTCGCACAGTATGACGCAGGCATCAGAGCAGACGACGCGATACGCTGACACGCGCGCGAACCTCGAGGCAGCCCGCGCCGAGCTCGCCACGCTCAAGACGACGCCACCGGCGGCTGCGATCGAGGCGTCTATGGCCGGTCTGCGGCAACGTGTTGGCTGGGAGCGAACCAACGGCTGCTCCAATGTCGGCGGCTACCCCACACTGTGCCGCCAGTATGCCGGTCTGTCTGCTGATCTCGGCATCGCCAAGCGTCGAGACGAGTTGCACAAGCAGATTGCCGCCGGCACCGCCGCCACGGCATCATCGAGTGCCGGGCACTCCGCGGCCGCGGCGCAGAGCACGGCGCTGGCTCAGTATGCCACGCTGTCGATCCGCCCCTCGGCTGACGACGCGGCCAAGACCAACATGGGCATTCAGCTGTGGCTCGCGCTCTACTTCGTGGCGATCGGGCTCGTGAACCTGATTGCGCACGCGCTCGAGGATCACGCCCAAGCGCCGGATCCAGCGCCGGCTACTGCAGAGGTCATCACGCCTGAATTCGGCCGGGCGATCTCGCGAATCGAGATTGGTAAGGCGATTATGCCGCGGGTGGCGTGATGACACGGCATTACGTCGGCTACACGGCGCGTGGCGCCACGACGCTCAAAAACATGCGCAGTGAAAGCGGGTTTCCGCTTTTGCTCATGGAGGTGGGGGAGGTTAGAAAGGTAACGCTCAGCTTCGCATCGCTCCTGGAGTCGGGGGAGACGATATCATCCGCTGCGGTGGCTGGGGATGGCGTTACGGCCTCATCATCCCTGTCCAACCCGAATGTGACGCTTACACTATCGGGCCCGTCCGCATGGGGAGAGGCCACAATCACCGTGACGCTTTCCAACGGCGAGGTGATTGTCGACACGATCAGGGTGCGGGCATCAACCAGGTCTTACGATCCAGCAGAGGCGGCGTACGCGCTATGACCAAGGATGAGCTTCAGGCTGCGCTTGGAATTCATGACGTAGAGGTATCGACGTCAGAGAATGGGCAGTCCTACATCGTGCGACTGGTACGGGAGCACGAAGGCCACCGCTACGCGCAGGAGTACAGGCTCGATACGTCCCCATCCCAGAGCCAGATCGATGAGTGCGCTAGGCACCTCAATCTGTGGTGGGGAGATACAATTCAGCCGGTGAAACCATGAGCGATGAAGATCACCGGGACGAACCCGCTGCTATCACCGCACCCGTGAAGGGTAACGGCAACCTGAGACCGCCGTGGCAGAAAGGACAGTCTGGCAACCCGCTGGGAAGGCCAAAGAAGGCGATCAACGTTGCCGAGATCGCACGCGACAGTTCCGAAAAGGCCATCGCCCGCCTCGCCAAGCTCATTGACAGCGAGGACGAAAGCATTGCTGTCCGTGCTGCCACTGAGATTCTTGATCGCGCCATTGGCCGACCCAAGCAGTCTTTAGAGACCACCACCAAGAAAGAGACGTCAGATTACACAACCGCCGAGCTTATCGAGATCGCCGGAGTGGGCCGCGCGCGAGTTGCTACGTCGCCGACTGGCGAGCGAGAGATTGATACCATTCAGTAGGTACACGCTGCCGCATTATCAGCCCGCTCCTCATCATGAGATGATCGCGGAGAAGCTGGAAGCTGTCGCAAGGGGGGAGATCAAGCGCTTGCGCATTCACATGCCGCCGCGGCATGGGAAGTCGGAGCTGGCCAGCAAGAGGTTCCCTGCGTTCTTCATGGGCCGATATCCCAAAAGGCATGTAATCGCGGCTAGCTACAACAGTGATCTTGCTGCGGACTTTGGGCGCGAGGTCAGAAACATCGTCGGCAGTCCGCAGTACAGAGCTATATTCGATACGACCCTGGCTGAGGACAGTAGTGCGGCCAACAGGTGGCATACTCAGCACGGGGGCATGTATGCGGCGGTCGGAATCGGGACGGCAACGACCGGTCGTGGTGCTCATATTCTCTTGATCGATGACCCATTCAAGGACCGTGAAGAGGCGGATAGCGAGCGGCAGCGGGAGAAAGTATGGCGCTGGTACACATCGACCGCTTATACGCGCCTGGAAAGCGACATTCGCCCGGCAGACATCACCGAAGATGATGAGCTGTGGTATGAGCTTTTGGATGATATCGGAGAGGGAAAGGCCGAGCCGTTCGAAGGTGCGATTGTCGGCATCTGCACACGCTGGCATGAGGATGATTGGGCCGGCCGCGTCGAGGCTGCTGAGGCAAACGGGGGAGAGAAGTGGGAGGTGCTCGATCTCCCCGCGATACTGTCTGACGGCCGAGCGCTGTGGCATGCAAAGTATCCAATCGAGACGCTGAACAAGATCCGATCTGCGATCGGGGAGCGGGATTGGTCGGCGCTCTATCAGCAGCGGCCGACGCCCGATGAGGGCGACTACTTCAAGCGCGAGTGGTTCCGCTACTACAACGGTCTGCCGAAGCATTTGAGGATGTACGGCGCATCTGACTACGCCGTAACAGCCAAGGGTGGCGACTACACGGTGCACGCGGTGTGCGGCGTTGATCCTGATGACAATCTCTATGTCGTCGACATCTGGCGCTCGCAGGCCGAGTCGCACGTGTGGGTGGAGGAGTTCATCAATCTGGTGGACCGGCACAAGCCGCTCAACTGGGGCGAGGAGAACGGGCAGATCATCAAGTCGCTCGGCCCGTTCATCGACAAGCGCATGCGTGAGCGGCGCGTATACTGCAGGCGCGAGCAGATGAGTAGCGTCGCCGACAAGCCGACACGAGCACGTGCGTTCCAGGCGAGGTGTGCGATGGGCAAGGTCTACCTGCCGCACCAGGCTCCATGGGTCGCGGATCTAATGGCAGAGATGCTCAACTTTCCGGCTGGAAAGAACGACGATCAGGTCGATACGCTAGGGCTTATCGGTCGCATGCTCGATACCATGGTGGGCGGCCGCGAGCCGAAGCCAGAGCCGTCTCGCCAAGACAGGTGGAAGCAGGCTTTCAGGCGCAGAGAAGGCGAAGGGAACTCTTGGAAAACGCTTTGATTGGGAATTCCATTTCAGGAGGTGTCGCGTATCCCCGGCCTGATATTCAGGCTGATGAAAAAAGTTCCTACAACAACCAATCGACGCCGCTTGAAACGCTGATTCAGTGGTTCGAGGCCGCTGAGGAGGCGTCGCAGGATGCGCGTAAGGCATCCGAGCGGGACCGTGACTATTACGACCATAAGCAGTTGACTGCGTCGGAGTTGGCGGAACTCGAGAAGCGCGGGCAGCCGGATGTAATCATCAATCGTATCCAGCCTAAGATCAACTATCTCATCGGCTATGAGGCGTCGAACAGGACGGACCCGCGCGCATTCCCACGCACTCCGGCAGACGAGGAGGCGAGCGAGGCTGCTACTGACGGCCTGCGCTACTATGAGGACGCGGCCGACCTCAAGACGATGTTCTCCTTGGCGTGGGAGTGCATGCTGATCGAGGGATATGGTGGCCTTGAGCTGGTGATTGAGGAGGGTGCGCGCGGGGACAGAGAATTGAAGGCAGTCGCCTGGGACTGGGATCGCCTGTTCTACGATCCGCACTCACGCAAGCCAGACTTTTCTGACGCGCGCTACCTCGGCGGCGTGATCTGGCTCGATGTGGAAGACGCCAAGGAGCGGTGGCCGAGCGCGGCCGAGGCGATCGAGACGACGCTCAACGAGCGCACGTTGTCACAGACCTACGATGATCGTCCGGCGTGGCAGCAGTGGTCCACCAGCGGCAAGCGTAAGCGCATCCGCATTGTGCAGATGTATCACAAGGAGGGCGGGCAATGGATGCACTGCACCTTCACCAAGGGCGGCAAGCTCGAGTCGATATCTGTGCCGTTCCGCGATCAAGACGGACGCTCCTGGTGTCCGATGTTCTTGCAGTCCGCATTCGTCAATCGCAAGAATGAGCGCTACGGTCTGGTGCGCTCGATGATCTCGGTACAGGATGAGATCAACAAGCGTCGTTCGAAGGCGCTGCACCGGCTGAGTCAGCGACAAGTGCGATCCGAGCGCGGCGCCGTCGACGATGTTGAGTTGGCAAAGCGCGAGTTGGCCAAGCCAGATGGTTGGGTCGAGACCAATCCAGGCTTTGAGTTCGAGCTTCTTAACCAGAACGATCAACTCGCAGCTGAACTGCAGATGCTGCAGGAGGCCAAGAACGAGATCGAGTTGATGGGCCCGAACTCGGCGCTGCAAGGCAAGGATGAGGACGCGCCGTCCGGCCGGGCGATCCTTGCCAACCAGCAAGGCGGTCAGACCGAGATCACGCTTTTGATAGACCGGCACAGGCACCTGAAGCGGCGCGTCTATGAGGGGTGCTGGAACCTCATTCGCCAGTACAAGGACGAGGAATGGTGGGTTCGCGTCACGGATGACGAGAAGAAGGCCCGCTTCGTCGGGTTCAACCGACCCGTTCGGATGATCGAGGATCTCGCCAAGCGCGCAGAGCAGAGCGGCGTTCCTCAAGATCAGTTCCAGGCGCAGATCGAGCAGCTGATGGCGACAGATCAAGTTGCCGCGCAGCGCTTGCAGTCTGTCGTCCGCGTCGAGAACCAGCCATCGCGCATGTTCATGGATATCACGATCGAGGATGTGCCTGACGTTGCGAATGTCGCTGAAGAACAGTTCCAGGCTCTCGTCAAGCTGGCGCCTGCCGTGGTGTTCCCACCAAAGGTCTATCTCAAGGCCTCGAGCCTGAGGAACAAGGATGAGCTGATTGAGGAGCTTGAGGGTCAGCAGATGAGCCCAGAGGAGCAGGCGCTCAAGCAGGAGGTATCAGGTCTCGAGCTGGAGAAGCTGCGCAACGAGGTCGCCAAAATGGCGGCAGAAGTCGAGAAAATGCGTGCGGAGACTGCGGCAAAGATGGCCGAGCTGAACGCTGGCAGCGATGTGGTTGAAGACCCTGGACCGGCACCGGCAGAGGTCGAAATAGAGGCCATGAAGACCGAGGCCGTGCGCATCAAGGCTGAGGCTGAGCTGCTGAAGTCGCAGAAGGATGTCGAGCAGATCGAGCTTAAGCGCATTGCTGAGCGCGAGAAGCACGCGCTGGAGATGGAGCGCATCGCTGAGCAGCGGGCCCGTGATCGGGAGACGGAAGCGCAGAAGGTCACCGACGTCGCTCCTACTGCGGATCAGGATGCCCAGGCTGATGTTTCTTTCGATGATCCGCCCAAGCGCAAGCGTAAAACGGTGCGGTTCATCCGTGATGACAATGGCAGGCCGATCGGTGCTGAGATCGAGGAGGACTGATGAGCGCGACGAACGCCTTTGAGACGGCACTGCTGCAGCTCTACTTCAACAACACGGATCACGCCAATGTCGGCGATGCTGCCGGGCTGCAGAACAGCGCCACGGCTGGATCGTTCTACGTGTCACTACACACGGCCGATCCCGGCGAGACTGGAAACCAGACGACAAGCGAGGCGACCTACACGAGCTATGCACGCGTGGCCGTGGCTCGTTCTGCGGGTGGATGGACCGTGTCCGGCAACAACGTCTCGAATGCTGCGGCGATCAACTTCCCGGCGTGCACGGGTGGGTCCAACACCATTACGCACTTCGGCATCGGGTCCGACACGTCGGGCACGGGCAACTTGTTCTTCAAGGGCGCCCTGACAGCATCCCTTGCTGTATCGACAGGAATTGCGCCGTCATTCGCGACCGGCGAATTGGACGTCAACGCGGACTGAGACATGGCAATCACCACGCTCGACGGAGCTATTGCCGGCATGCAAGCGCCAGCGCCGCTAATCAAAGTCGGCGTGACCATGGCGGCGGTTGGAGCGATGCGCGGATATACACCGTGGTACGTGGCCGGCAACCCCGGCGCGGCAACGGCCAATGCCGCTGGCGTCAATGGTGCGGCTGTGTCGGCGACGGTGGCGGGGCAGATCCCGCGCACCAATCCAGTGAGCGGCAATGCACACCTCGCCAGGTTCGCGATGCAGGCCAGCACTGCCGGAACGATGTGGCTGATCGACCGCTTGTGGAACAACTCAGGCCTGTCCGTGACGTCGACAACGGCCCAGGCGATCACGCCCGCGACGCTGCCATCGAGGGACGGAGCTGGAGGCACGAACGGCGCCAACGTTATGGCGGCGATCGAGTGGAGTGCCGCGGGCGGTGCGGGCACGCCGACCGTGACGCTGACCTATACCGATCAGGACGGCAACACGGGCGCGACCGGTACATTCACGGGCGTTGCCTCTCCTCCTCTGGGCACGTTCGAGATATTCACGCTGGCGGCAGGTGACACGGGCGTCAGGGCTCCAACAAGTTTCATTCAGAGCGCGACCCGGACCAGCGGCACGATGCACCTCGTGCTGTTCCGCGTGCTCGCTCAGGTCGATGTTACGGCAGCCAACATCGGTAACGCCATCGACGCGCTCACAGCGGGCATGCCGCGCATCTACAATGACAGCGTTCTGCAGCTTGTGTGGTTCCCGTCCGCGACGACGGCGACGAACTTCATCGGCCAATACATCGAGACGCAAGGCTAGCTGATGCCGATTTCCGGAGACGGAAACTACCCGCTCATCTCTGCATGGCTCAGGCGCTCGCGCATCAACGGCAGCGGGCGAAGTGATGTTCTCTACAAGGCGCCGCTACCCGGCGCGGGCGACGCTGCGGATGTGCTCGCATTCAATGATTGGTTCTTTGATCCCCCGGCAGGAGCGATTTCAGGTTCAGCCTCGCTGACGTTCTCAGGCTCCGGCGTTCTTTCCGGGACTGGGCAACTTTCAGGCGCGTCATCGCTGACGCTTTCGACAGCTGGTATCCTCAGCGGAGTGGCCGCAGCATCCGGTTCGACGTCACTGACGTTTTCGGCCAGTGCAACAGGCCTGCTGACGGCGCAGCTGTCGGGCTCCACATCGCTGACGTTCACTGCGTCGGGTAGTGCCTCGGCCACGGGGCAGCTTGCCGGATCTTCTTCGATCACGCTCTCGGCGTCGGCTGGGCTCGCTGGAACGGGGTCTCTGTCTGGGTCATCCGCCGTAGCCTTCTCGGCATCCGCCACTGTGAGTGGCGTTGGCGCACTGTCTGGCGCAGCTGCGATGTCCCTCACGACATCCGGCGCTCTTGTCGGCGTTGGCCAGCTGTCCGGCGCCGCTGAGGTAGCTTTCGCGACATCCGGCGCGCTTGTCGGCTCTGGCGCACTCGCTGGCGCAGCCAGCCTGACGTTCTCGGCGAGTGGCACGATATCTGGCGGGGCAGATGGTGCCATGTCGGCATCTGCCCCGCCAGATAT